CATTACTAGCTCTTACGGCAGCTTCTTTACCTTTATACTGTCTAACAAAAGAAACAAAGTTGGTTTCAGCGTATTTATATTCCTCCACGTTATCCAATTCAATAGGAATATATGAATGAACTTTATCAGGCAAATCAGGGAGTACATCCTTTTTCAAACGCCGTAGCATAATGGTATTAACAAGTTTGTAATTCAGTTCTTCCGTATTGCTTGCTCCACTAACATCATAACCAAATCCATTATACTTACGGGCACAATACTTTTCAGTATAATCCCATTGACTAGGGAATATAGTACGGTCAATTATATTTACAGCATTGTAAATCTCAATAGGGCGGTTTACGATAGGCGTACCAGATAAACCAATAACATGAGGAATAAATTTACCTAATCGTTTAATAGCTTTGGTACGTTTGGCTTGATTATTTTTGATGTAATGTACTTCATCCAAGATCATTACTTGTGGTTTGAGACGTTTTATTTCAGCTATCCAGGCAAAAATAATATCATAATTGATAATGACAATATCTCCTATTATTTTATAAGGAGTTGTTCCATTAAGTATTTGAATATACGTTGTTCTGTTATCAGACATCCAAATATTTATTTCTTTCTCCCAATTCAATTTTAAAGAGGCAGGAACAACGATAACAATAGGACTCAACTCAGGATGTAATTGTAACCAAGCCAATGCCTGAATGGTTTTACCCAAACCCATCTCATCAGCAATCAATGCTCTACCACGTTTAGCTTCCAGGAAACCAACTCCTTTTTGTTGGAAAGGATACAACGTACCTTTTAATCCAGGCACCGCAATACTTTCTATATCATCAACATGAACCTTACTTTTGTGTAGGAATGATAACAAGGGAGGATCAACCGTGAATTTCCATTCCAACAACATTTCCACGGCATCAATACTCAGTGGGCAAGCCCAAAACTTACCTTCCGAGTGGTATTGGCGTCCGGGTAGAGTACGAACCTTTTCTAAGTCATCGTAGGAAAAAGGGAATGTGACTTTGATTTTAGGTTGTACGGATTGACCGATTGTGGTTAGTGTCGCTGAGCGGGGTTTCATATCTTTTGTTTTATTTTTAATATACAAGACATTAACAAAGCAGACTGGTTTTTTGATTTATTATTGGTGTTTAGTTTTATATTAATACAAGATTTATTATTAACCCAAATGTATCCTCCTGCTGTTTTTACCTTATTATTTACACACATGGATATTCCGCCACTTGATTTCATACCAGTTTGTAGAGCAGCTTCTTTTTGGCTTTCATATTTAGCAATAAAATTACCATGTAAATCATATTGATATACAGGTTTGCTAACAGCCTCCTTTATTTTTTGTAGATGTTCTTTTGAAGGATGAAAAGGAGGATTGCCTTTTTTTCTTCTTCGAACACCTTTCATTTTTTCTCTATATTCTGGGTGGGTTTTCCAGAAAACTTTTCTTGCTTTCCTTTGTTTTTTTATAGCTTGTTTTGAATGATTCCTACCAAACATAACAGAGTTTGCTTTTTTAGCGATATTGAACTTTAATTTTTTTGGAATTTGGTCTATATAATATTGTTCTCTTTGGATTAGGTTTTCTTTTAAACAGAATTCAACGATTGAAAATTGTAAATCTTTCTTTTTATATTTATTATAGTGATTTTGTAGATAGGTATTATGATGATTACCTTTTTTTAAACTAGCAAAATGGTCAATCTTTCTTTCTCTAAGATTAATAGCACTACCAATATAAATTCTACCTTTTATAAAGGAGGTTATTGAATAAATTCCTGATTTTCCTTTTGGTATTCTAGTGCGTTTCATAATATAAATAAAAGAACCAGCACCAGAGCTGTCAACGATAAATATGAAAAACCGCTTCCGATTAAGGAACTCTGATGCTGGATTTGTTTTTTGAAGTAAATCATATTTAGAACTTTTTGACACAGTAAAAATAAATAAAATGATTTTAATATCCTAGCGTTTTTTAATATATTTTTAAAATAAATTTTTAAATGCCTTTAAGCCCCTAACAATCAACGGAGTAAAAAATAAATAAAATTAGATTAGGAGATACTAAATATTTTTTTTATACTTATAGCATTAACAAAACCTCGATTTTATGACTCGCACCCGATTTTCCAATGGTAAAAAAGCAATGAAACGGACAAAAAAGCCAGTAAAATGGAATAAAGATCGTATCCGTCAGGCTTTTACATTTGCCTTACTATATGGAGCAACAGATGAACAGATAGCAATATCAATGGATGTAAGCGTACAAACTATTGATTATTGGAAACGTACAAAACCTGAATTTAGAGAAGCATTACAAGCCGGCAAAGACCAAGCCGATGCAAGAGTAGCAGAAGCATTTTATAAAGCAGCTTGTGGATATAGTCATCCAGATGTAGATATTAGAGTAGTAAATGGAAGGATAGTAAAAACAAAAATAACAAAACATTACCCACCCAATGCCTATGCCGGTAATAAATGGTTGACCATTCGTCAACGGGAAAAATGGGCAGAAATAAACAATGAAATTCCATCAGTAGTTAATTTAACTCAGATTAATTTATCAGGATTTACAAAGGAAGAAAAGTTACTGATAGAAAAACTTGGTATGTTAGAGAAATACGGAGACACAGAATATTTACCATCTCATAATGATTGATACAATAGAACGAGTAAAATCAAAACAGGAGAGAGCCAGGGAAGCAAAGGGGTCTCCATTTAAAGTTCGAAGGGATATAAATGATGAATCATTATTTGAGTTTATTAAATATTTCTGGCCGGAAGTTTGTAATGAAGAGTTTAAACCAAATTGGCATATAGAAAAAGTATTATGTCCAGAGTTAGAAAAAATAGCTTACCGAGTAGCCAATAACTTACCAAAACTTTATGACCTTGTATTTAATGTCCCACCAGGCACAACTAAAACAATGACTATTAGTATAATGTTCCCGGTGTGGTGTTGGACTAAGTGGTTTAGGATGCGATTCATTACAGCGAGTCATTCAGCTCCTTTAGCATTAGAGTCAGCAGAGTATAGTCGAGACTTAATACGTAGTGATAGATTCAAAGCAGTGTACCCGGAATTACACATTAAAGAGGACAAAGACGCTAAAGGAAACTTTAAAGTAGTTAAGGAAGTTCAAGTATTTCCAGGACGGACTCCTCAGGTATTACAAGGTGGTAACAGATACAGTACATCAGTTGGTGGATCAGCTATTGGATTTCATGGACATATTAATATATGGGATGACTTGATTGATCCTTTAGAAGCTGTGAGTGAAGTGAAAATGGCTACAGCTAATTATTTTCTGGATCATGTATTGTCAATGCGTAAAGTAGATAAAAAGGTTACAACGATAATAGGTATCATGCAGCGGCTACATCAGAATGATCCAACCGGGCATCTTTTAAATAAGAAGGATAAAAGACTTCGTCATATTAGTTTGCCTGGTGAAATTCGTAATTATCGTGAACAAGTTAAACCAAAGGAATTAATTAAGTATTATAAAAAGGATTTACTCGATCCTGTTCGTATGGATTGGGATGTGTTGAAAGAAACAATGGCGGACTTAGGACAATATGGGTATGCCGGTCAGGTAGGACAGAAACCAACACCACCTGGAGGAGGGATGTTCAAGGTAGATCATTTTATGATGGTACAGCGGTTACCTGATAGAGTAGAGTATGTACATACGGTTAGATATTGGGATAAGGCAGGTTCAGATGGTAAAGGGGCGTTTACGGTAGGTGTTAAGATGTCTAAGCTAATACATGGCCGTTATATAATAGAGGATGTAAAACGTGGGCAATGGGCTTCAGAACAAAGGGAAGCTATTATAAAACAAACAGCTGAAGCCGATGGTAGAGGTGTAGAAATCGGTGTGGAACAAGAACCCGGCTCAGGCGGAAAAGAGTCTGCTGAATCAACTATCCGTAACCTGGCTGGGTTTAGCTGTTTCCTGGAACGCCCGACTGGTGATAAAGCATTTAGAGCTGATCCGTATTCGGTGCAGGTTAATAATGGTAATGTAATGATGTTAACGGCTGATTGGAATCATAAGTATGTGGATGAACTACGTAATTTTCCATTTAGCACTTTTAAGGATCAAACAGATGCCTCGTCAGGAGCCTTCCATAAATTAACAGGGAAAAGAATTGCAAGGAGGGTTATATGAGAAAGCCAGATAATAATAGGAAGCTCCCATTTGTATTTCCATATCTAAATTGTAGATGTGTTACATCATATAAAAGAGAAAAAGATAGTGATATAATAAGGAAAGTAACTGTAATTAGTTTTAGACGGCATGAGAAGTTGACGATTATATATGGAGAACTTATGACTTATAAAATATACTTAAACTAATAATATTATGGCAACAAAAGTAGGAACACCAAAACGAGACAGTACAGGCGGAGGAACAAGAAGGAATG